TAAAAGAAAAAAAGTAGAAAAAGAATAAAATGCCCCTAGCAACGGAACGAGTTGGTCGTTTTGGTGAATATCTCACAGCAGCAATCCTTTCTCAAGTTTCTGACACAGTAACCATTGTTCCACACAACGCATCCGCAGACATCATCTTTGAACACAACCTAAAGCTGTATAAGTGCCAAGTCAAAACCCAATCTAAAATAGAAGAACGCAGAGGCAATTGGCGGTTTGATATGCGTAAAGGTCAACACGCAAAAAACAGACAATATAAAAATAACGAAATAGATGTGTTTGCTTTTGTGGCAGTACCGCACAAAAACGTGGTGTTTTCTAAACCTTTAGACCAAGCTCAATTAACCATCATTGATGAACACATGAAGAACAATGATGCTGTTAAAAACATCAAAGACATATTGAAAAATCTTAGTTAAAGACTTTCAATATCAAATACAACTTCTTGATCCTTGTAATGCTTAACGGAGTTTATTCCTACTTGCAGGAAATACTCCGCTAATGCCTGAGGATCTTTATTTTCTAATCCAGCTATATCAATCAAAGAACGTGCAATGTATCTGTTTATATAAACAGGGGTATTGTTGTTTCTCTCATTCATTACCGGATCATCAAAATCAGATAAGTTCATTATTACTCCTATAAGGATTTTTTCAATAACTCCTCTGGTATCTTATTACCATCACTATCTAACCCAAAAACTTTTTCAAGTTCCAGATCTATGTAATGCTTGGCCTTAAAGAGATCTTCAACCTTATCATGTTTATCTCTGGTCACAAGCTTGATTACATTCCCTAAACACCAACCAATATTATTAGCGATAATGTAATCTATCGGTTCTATATTGGTCCCCTTATTATAGTGATCTCCACCTACCTGGTTGTTGGAAGCCAAACGATCTTTTGCTTGGTCCCAATCCTGTGGCGTAGCTTTGTCTATCGACATAAATACTCCTTATTTTTTAATAAATATTACCATTATTAGTAATATTGAGGTATTATAGGTGAAATCTGAGAAAAGGGAAATTTATGGAAATTAAAGATCTAAAAGAATTTGACATCACTAACACTATAGACGCTGACGAACTATCCAGACGATGGGGCGTTAGCAAAAAAACAATAGATAATAAAAGATCAAAAGGAATGGGGCCTGGTTATTGGAAGATAACAGGAACTATTTTGTATGATCTTGATGATGTAAAAAGAATAGAAAAGGAATCTTACATTTCCAACAATGCCTAGTAAACACGCACTACTGTCCCCCTCGGCTTCAGACAAGTGGACTGTCTGTCCTGGTATGCCTAAACTTGCATCACAAGTTCCGTACACTACAAGCATCCCTGCTGTGACTGGTACCTTGGTACACCAAATGTCTGAGATCTTAATGAAAGGTCATTTAGATGGTGATATATCTTTAGAAGATTATTGGCTCGGCAAGGTTGAGATGGTTGAAGATTTTGAGATAGAGATAGATCAAGAAATGATTGATTGTGCAAAGATCTATACAGATTATGTAGAGGCAAGAACAAAAGAACTTAATGGTAAGTTGCTTATTGAAGAGCAAGTATCAATGGAAGAGATAAGCGAAAACATATGGGGTACTGCTGATGCAATCATACTTTCAGAGGGTCGCATATGTGTAATAGATTTAAAGTCTGGTAGATGGCAGGTCTCACCGGAATATAACAAACAGCTAATGATCTATGGCCTGGGTGCATTAACCAGGTATGGCAATGCTGAAACAATTATGGAACTAACGATAGTTCAACCTAGGGGAGTAAAGAAAGAACGGGCGGTCAAGACATGGGAAACCACCGGAGAAAATCTTGCTAACTGGGGATTCGATTTTCTGAAACCACGGGCGGATGCTTGTATGGATGAAAACCCTAAATATGTATTTGGGGATCACTGCAAATTCTGTAATGGACGCAGTCTTTGTGAAACTTTTAAACTTAATACGGGAGAAAAATAATGTCTGATGAAAATAAAGAACCTACCTTTACTTTTAATGAAGATGGTAAAGAGTACAAAGTAGAAGACTTGTCTGAAGAGAACAAGATTCTATACAACAAAGTGACCCTTGTGAACCAACAAAGACAAGAGGTCATTGCCAACGCTAACTTTGAAGTGGAGAAGTTAGAGATACTTGGAAGGCACTACAGCAACGCTTTAAAAGAAGCTGTTGAGGGTGATGATACTAAAGTTGAGGTGGCAAAATGAGTCTAGCTGATATAAGAACTAAGTCTAAAAAGAAAGCACCCAGGATTGTTGCCTATGGTGGGGCCGGAGTAGGTAAAACTTACTTTGGTTCACAGATGCCAAATCCAATTTTTGTATTAACAGAAGATGGTATGGGTACAATTGATGCACAACAATTTCCGTTGTGTAAATCTTTTGAGCAAGTCATGGGTTATCTACAAGATCTAATTGATGAAGACCACGAATTTAAAACTGTGGTTATTGATTCGTTAGACTGGTTGGAGCCATTGATATGGGATAAAGCCTGTCAAGATAATGGTTGGAAATCAATTGAACAACCTGGATATGGTAAAGGTTATGTAGAGGTGTTGAGATATTGGCGTCAATACATAGATCTTTTAAATGTCTTGCGTGAAGATAAAGGTATGATTATTTTGCAGATTGCACATAATCAGATTAAAAGATTTGAGTCTCCAGAGATAGAGGCTTTTGATAGACATGAGTTAAAACTGCACCGCAAGGCCGCAGATTTAATTTTAGAACACAGCGATTGTTGTTTCTTTGCAAACTATAAACTTGGTACTGTTAAGGTCCAGGGGAAAGGTGGAACAATGACAACAAAAGCGGTGGCCGGAGATGTGGTTGCTTACTGTCGTGAGAAACCTGCCTATCTTGCAAAAAATAGGTACGCATTACCGGATGTTCTTCCATTCTCATGGCCGGAAATTAGAAAGGCTATGTTGGGGGAAGATAAAGGTGAGTAAGTTGGGGGAAGTCGAAAGAACAAAACGTGTTATGACTAAGATCCAAAAGTTATTAAATCCTTTGATTGATAGCATGGATCCAGATAACAACGATTTGCCTCTCGATGGCTTACATCAACTTATTTGTATTAACCAAGACTGTGAAGAGTTCGTGGAATATATCTCGGACTATCACAGCTACGATCCAGGATAAGGAGTATTAATATGGATTTAAGTATGAAAAAGGCTCAAGCCGAAAGAAGTATCTTAGAAGAACTCGAACCAGGCACATATGATTTTGAATGTGTTAAGGAAGAGACAATTCTAGGCAAGAATGGATGGGAAGCTTTAAAGCTTTTATTTAGGGTTGTTGATAAACCAAACTTTATGATTGGTCATGCTTTTACAACAGACCATGATACAAGTGAAGATGCTATTAATCTTGGCCTATCATCATTGCACGCAATGTCTATTGCCGGCGGATTTCCTGATGGTTTTCCAGATGAAAGTGCTGATTTGGTTGGCGTAAGAGTAAGAGCAAATGCTATCAAAGATGCAAAAGGCTACATTGCTATTGATGATATGAAAGGCAAAGGGTGGTTTGCACCTAAGTCAACGACTACTGAAGTTAAAAAAGATGAGCCTGTTTCCAACAGCGAAGCGGAAGAAAACATCCCATTTTAACTTTTTAGAATCAGATAGGCCCTCACTATGCGGTTGCTGTGGCGATCCGGTAGGGCCTCTTCTGGTCGAGGTTGATGGTAAATGGTTTGGAGCCTGTAGCATGGAACATCAAGAAGAAATTAAGAAAGGTAATAGATCGCCCAAGGTGGCACAAGTATCTAGAGCCGGTGTTCTTCATGCTAAATCTAAACTGAAAGAAAGATATAAGGAATTTTCTGTTAAAAATAAAAGCTGGGCGTTTCGTGATTGGAGTGAGGACGATAGGATCAACTTTTTTGAGAGTTATACCAGGGAATATTTAAAACACGCCAACGAAAGGGCAAGGAACGGGGTAGATGGATCTTACAAAATACAAGATAAGACACGGACTGAATAAAGATAAGAGTTATTTAGAAAAAAATAGAGGCAATGAAGCTGATCTTATTGCAGAAATGCAGACAATAGGATTAAATGTTGGCTTCTTAAATACAAGTGGGGATCTAGTAAGGATCCCAGTACAAGCAACTCCGGGAGTGAGGCCGGATAAAGGTAATGAAAAATCGGGTTGGTATGTCATTAATGTTGTTCATAATCACATATTCGCAACTTACGGAAATTGGAGAACGGGGTCGGAATACAAATGGAGTTCTGTCCAGATCAATACACTTACTCCAAATGAAAGACAAGATCTACAGCTAAAGATGCAACAGGCCCAGGAAGAGGCCAAGAAACAAAAGCTACAAAGATATGAGGAAGTCGCCAAAGATTGTCAGAATCGTTTTCAAACTTACTCAGAAGTTATCAAGCATCCTTACCTGGAAGCTAAACAAATCAAAAGTTATTCTTTAAAACTGCACAATAAATCTTTGGTCGTGCCTATCTACAATGTAGATGGTGAGATTAGATCTCTGCAATTTATCCAGGAAGATGGATCTAAAAGGTTCGTATCTGCCGGACAAGTAAAGGGTAATATCTTTTTGATTGGTACTGATTTTAATTCTTTGGATAAGGTTCAATCCTTGGTTGTTGTTGAGGGCATGGCTACAGGTGTAAGCGTATGGGATGCAACACAAATACCCGTAGCTTGTGTTTTTTCTGCTAACTTTGGTAATGATGCGGTAGAAAACATACGAAAAAAGACGGACGCCAGGATCTATTTAGCCTTTGATAATGATAAAACTGATATTGGTCGCAAGAAAGCGGAAGAGATAGCCACCAGATATTATAATTGTTTGGTTAGAATCCCATCCATTGAGGGTGATTTCAATGACTTGGCTATCAAGCAAGGCCTGGATGCAGTTAAGTTAGAGATAAGCGATCAAGGTCTAGGCATTAGAAGTTTCTCAATTAAACAATTAAAAGGTGATCCACCGCCTCGTTCCTGGTTGGTTGAAGGATTGTTAGAAAAATCTAAACCTGGTCTATTGGCGGCGGTCGGTGGTGTTGGTAAAAGTATGTTGGCCCTGGATCTAGCAATCAAAGTATCACAAGGGCAAGGCACCTGGTTAAATAAACCAATTAAAAATGCTGGTAATGTCCTCATGCTGATGGCCGAGGATGATAGAAGCGAAGTCTTTAGACGGACCAAAGCGTTAGATAAAGGCGATAAAAGATTTGATGCGGAGTATGACGTTTTTGCCTATACAGTTCCGGATGCCCCTAAACCATTAATATTATTAAAAGATGATGCCAGGGGATTAGATCTAACACCCGAGGCCCATGAGTTAATCAATGAGATCTCAACGATTCCAGATTTATCTTTGGTGGTCATAGATCCAATACAATCTTTTGTTGCAGCACCCATCACAACAAGCCAGGAAGCTGCTCAATTGTATTGTCAGTTCTGTTCTTCCATTGCATCTAAGTTTGAGTGTTCCGTTTTATCTATTCATCATATGAGTAAAGCCGGACTCCAGGCCCAAGAATCAAGTTGGGATAGCAGAAGTTCGATAAGAGGCTCCGCCGCTATCGTGGACGGAATGAGGATGGCTGCCACAATTTCTTTGGCAGATGAAAAGACTGCGGAAAATATTTGTGCTGATGAGGGATTAGAATTTGATAGAACCAGAGTTGTAAATTTTCAGGTGGTCAAGGCTAACTCTAGCGAGATGGATACCAATGCCATGACATTGATTAGGCGTGAGGCAGTCCTGGAAGTCTATGAAAAACAAAACATTAACTTTGATTTTTAATATGAGTAAGGAATTAAAAATGCCCGGAAACGTGATAACTTCGTTAAGGGTAAACCATGGACCAGGCAAAGAAAAGCTCACCACGGGCCTCTCAGAGCCTCGGTTTTTTAAAAAAGAGAGGAAAATATGATTAATTACCCATGTGGATGGTTTGATAAAGAACAATTACCAGGAAGTACAAAATGAAATGTTTTAATTGCAATGCCAATATGGTTGTAGTGAAAGAAACAGATATCAGTTATTACAACGACTGTTTTAATCTCAAGATTACCTTTGAGTGTAATGAATGCGGTGCGGTGGCCAATGCCTATCCACCCAAAGATGATAACCAGGGTTTAAGTCATGGCAGGTAAGGGAGATAAGCCAAGACCTGGAACTTACTCGCAAGAATATCGAGATAACTGGGATCGAATATTTAACAAAAAAAAGAAAAAGGAAAATAAAAATGCTAGTAAAAATTCAAGCAAGTGATAAAGAAGTTCAGCTAATCATCAACGCCTTGGCGGAACATGGTAAACCAATCATCAACAAGGCCAAGCCAACGATGGAAGATAAGCGGAACCTTAAATCCATTGAGAATATTATTCATCAATTAGCCTTCGGGAATCATAAGTAATAATGTTAAACTTTGATTGTGCAATCGGGATACTACTCTCCTTAAAAACTAAAGAGAATTGCCCCAAATCTACCCCCCTAAGAGGGGCAATTTCTCCATGCCTGGTTGCACAATCTTCTCATTTAATGGCACTAGTAGTACCATACTATGGCACTAGTAGTACCCTTCATAGGTACTAGATGTACCATATATCCCAAACAAAACAAATAGAGAAAACCCCTTTGGGGGTTTCCTCATTTCAGCGAGTGTATGAATGAACGATCAGTTCTGGTGGATCGAAAATTCCATACCGCAGAAAGAGAGTGAGTCCGGATGCGTGCGTGCGTCCGTGCTGAGTAAGTATAAGAGTTATTCGAAACTGAAAGCGTGCGTGTGGAAGTGGTTTCGTTCCCGTGCCGGAGATACATCCCTGCGTCCGGCAACCAAGCTCGTTTTATGGGCGATCTGTGAAAGGCACAGAATTTTGTCCTGTTCCTCGCATGATGCTTATGTTTATTATGGGAAGATGACCGGTTTGAATAGACGTACAGTCGGGCGTTGCGTGGATGAGTTGGTCGAGGCCGGTATTCTATGGATTGCGGTCGAGGGCGAACGCAGGATCGTTAAGCAAGCAAAACCGGGCGTGCGGAAACATCTGTTGCTCGTGGGCCTGGGCGTCGTGATGGTCGAGGAATTGGCAGAGCAAGGGGATCGCTGAAAGTATAGTTCTCGGCCTGTTGTAGGATGGCCGGATCAATCGGGTATTCGTCATATCCGTTCGTGCATATGGGGTGTTGGGGTTCTGCGTTCGTGCGTGGGAATTTATCGTTCGTGCGTTGCATAGTTAAATATTAAAGGTGGGGCGAAGTGCGTACAAGGGGATTGGAGAAAAACCCTAAACATTCGCCCCGGGTATTGATTATCTGTCTTCGTAGTGTTTGGCTACCGCGTAAAGAATGATAAAAGCGGTTAGCCATATGAGAAAACCAATACCAAAGATGTGGCCCAGGATCTCAATCATTGAATGATTCCTGGATAACAATATCTTTCTTGCGTTTATCCTTAAAAGTTTTAATTACCTTTCCGCACGGGTGCGTTAATAACCAGGATTCCTCCGGGTCCGCGAAATCGTGCGTCATGCTTGGGGTGTTCTCCCGTTCGCTGTTGAGCAATTGCCTGGCCTCTTCGATCATTTCTTTGTGCTGTGTCATTTTTCTGCCTCTACTGTTGATATTATTTCAACATCTGTAGTGTGTGCATCAGCAGAATCAGTTCCGTAAGTTCCGGCTTGTTTTTCTGCATCTTCTTTACTATCAGCATCAATGGTTAAATAGTGAGTTTCAATTACTTTTACTTTTACTTCATACTTCATACTTCCCCCTTGGTTAATTCAATGAGTTTATCCTGGTTAAATATTAAGACCTGGTGGATCTTGTTTATCTTTTCCAGGGCGGTTTGGATAGATGGTTGGCCCGTGGTGATATCTTCCTTGAGATCCAGGGCGGTATAACTTAGGTCCGCTAGTTCCTGGATTATTTCGTTTAGTTGTTCGTTCATTATATTTTTCTCCTTATTAAAATAATGATGGTTGGTTTGCCTTCGCCCCTGGTTTCGTCAGAGGCTCAGAGTTAAAAGATTTTATATCCTGGGGGGTTGCATCCTGTTTAATGCTTTCCGTTGCGTGTGGCTCATGTGAGACGCTAGAAAACAAATCATCTTCCAGGTTGTTGGGATCCTTTTCCCCGTTCTGTTCATAAAACCAGGTTATGGCCTGGTCCATGGTGAAGTTTTCCGGGAAGTTGCAAAAATGCGACCGGTACCCGGTGGGGGTTAGTGGGATCGGGTGATTGTCCAGGGTTTGAACTTCTATATGGTCAAAACCTGCTGAACGAAAATAATCCCAGGTGATAGTTATATCAACGGGTATCCCTCGATAATTAATACGGGTTGTTTCTTCTTGTTTCATAATACTCGGCCCCTTTTAGAATCTACTAAGCCTATTTTTTTGTCTTGGCTATCTTTTAGCATCCAATACACCCGGCCCGGATCAAGTGGGAACTCAATCTTTTTTGACATATCCGGACAAGGGATATCTAATTCGCCAACCAATCCCAGGACATCCCGGGCATGGCAGTTATATTTATTTACTGCATCTGTAAATGTCATTTTTTCCCCCTTGCTATAAAACAATCTAAATGTCCGTCCTGGATCAATCTTTTTTGTTTGTCCAGGCATTGCCCCAGGTTAGGGGACCGCATCACAACGACCGGCCCCAGGATTGCATCTTCAATTATTACTTCGTACATTTTTATTTCCCCCATTGGTCGGCCATTGCTTCGGCAATGCCTTTGTGAAATTTGGATCTAACTTTCCAGCGATCCTTACCAGGTGACGCATTATGTATGTCATGCCTGGCGGTTTCCCTGGTTAGAGTTCCGGTCTTGATTAATGGCGGTAAGTTCCGCAACCATAAACAGGTCCTTTTACTTATGTTGTCCTCAGCGTCTATGCTCTCTGCAAATTCGTAAGGTTGGACGCTTTGGGTAAATGGCTCAAAGTTTTTAATCCTGGCCTTGGCGTATTTGTGCATAACCGGGTTTTCAATGGCCACCCTGGGAACGTCAGCGTTCCAAAGTTTAGAAAACAATTCTGCACCCTGGTCTAACTGTTCCCACATCTCGGCTAATGTTTTACCTGGTGGGGCCTTGTGTAGCCACCGGACACCGCTATTGCATAACCTGGTACAAGGTGGATGAGCCACCATTAACATGTCCCAGGATTCCATCTTAAGAACTTCCAGGACATCATCTTGAATATGCCTGTTGGTTAAATCGTCAGATGGTAAGACATCACAAGACCAGGCATCATGGCCACGATCCAGGAAAGCATTTCTAACTGTTCCGCTAGTTTCACAAGCTATTAAGACTTTCATCAAGACCACCTCTCACATTCTAGGAACTGGTCGCAGATGTGCCAACAATCAGAATATTTGGCAACCAGGTAATGAGCCGAATCGAACCAGTCCATATACCAATACTCGATAATATCAATTTCTTTATCTTGGTCGACATAAATGCGGAACTCGTCAGATGGTCCGCCCCAGGATAACTGCAATCGATAATATCCGGCCTCTCTGCCCTCGCTCTCGACATAGTCCCAGGATAAGGCGGTTTGGTTTACATAGTCGAATAGATCTTCGTACTCGTGGAAATAATCGCCCCGGTTCTTGTCTATAACTTCCAGGGCAATTTTTTGGCCCTCGGTTGCGTCCTGGTATTCCTCGAAGAACTTCCGGGCCTTTTTATAATCGGCCTCGGTTTCGTTGTACTTGCTTTCCACCAGGTCAGCACATTTTGGTTGTTGTTTTGCGTTTATCATTATTTACCCCTTAGTTGAAAATAAAACTCTGTCTTCATTAACATGAGTATTCAAAGTCTGTTTAAAATCTCGCCTTAAGTCTTCCAGGTCGCCAAACTTATTTAATAAGTCGGCCAATGGAATGCCAAGGATCCGCTTTTGATAATCCGGATCCATCAAGGCAATAGCACTGTGTAATTGATCAATTGCTTGGCCAAGTTTCTGTGCCCTGGTTCCAGGTATGCCGAGTTCGTCAATTAACCAGGTATTAAATATCCTTGGTTTCATGTCGTAGCATTCCTGGATTCCTTTGCGGTTTAGTACTTCTATTTTATCTTTCATTCTTTCTATCTCCTTGGGGTATCTCCCCGAAATGCCCGGTAGTTCCCGGGTATGTGTATATTCTAATCGATTTCTTAAAATAATGTCAAATATGTCATTAAAATAATTTCCAGGCCTAAATTTAGAATTACAATTAACCCTATGAATGAACCAGTTAAAAGAGGCAGAAAAAAGAAATTGGATAAGTTGACGTCTGAGGATTACAAACAAATAACCGCCTGGTCCGGTGATGGACTTTCTGAGTCTCAAATTGCGGTATTGTTGGGATGTAGTCTTAGCACGATAGCCAGGGAAAAAAGATCCAATGATAAATTTGACACAGCTATAAAAAAAGGAAGATACAAGGCGGTTCAATTGGTGGCCAATAAAGTGTTTCAGAACGCCATGGAGGGGAAAGAAACTTCCGCTATATTTTTCCTTAAGAACCGGGACCCCAAGAACTGGAATGACATTCAGCAAGTAAACCACAACCTGGACCTGGCCGGGATCTTATCCAACGCAAACTCCAGGATCCTGGACGTACGCCCGGACGAACCAGGGGAACAACTCAACCTCCAGGACGCACGGGAACGCACGGAAGCAAACGCTCGTACGAACGCCCAAGACGACCAGGACGAATATATAGACAACTCGGACGGGGCCTCCTCTTAGTGGGTTCCCCTTTCTCCCTAATGACTCTGAGAGGACCAGGGCCCCGTCCGTTCGCACATGCGTCCGTTTGTGTAATAAATAGAGGATTAACGATTTGACCCCCCCCTTTTGTGCGTGGGGGGGGCGTATATATGTATAACTGTTGAACTAAAATTTTTTAATTTTTTTGAAATATGAAATATCCAATCAAACAAGAAAGAGAATTAATGACCGCAGTTTGGTCACTTAACATCAAAGATGATCCATTAAACTTTGTTAAATTCGTCTTCCCCTGGGGCGAAAAGGATACCCCCCTCGAACATTTTACTGGTCCTCGTAAGTGGCAGGAAAAAATTTTGCGAGATATTGGAAACCATATTAGAAAAAACGAAACCATTGATCTACCAGAGATGTTTAGATTGGCGGTTGGTTCAGGCCGGGGTATTGGAAAGTCTGCATTAGTCTCCTGGATTATTTTATGGATGCTTTCTACCAGGTTAGGAGCAACCATTATTGTTACAGCTAACACAGAACAACAGCTTAGAACTAGAACATGGGCGGAATTAGGTAAATGGCTAACACTATCTATCAACTCTCATTGGTTTAACAAGACTGCTACCGCAATAAAACCAGCACAATGGTTTGAAACTGCTCTAGTAGACGATCTCAAGATCGATACTGGTTACTATTACGCACAAGCACAGCTATGGAGCGAAGAAAACCCGGATGCGTTCGCTGGTATTCACTCATCATACGGAGTTTGCTTAATCATGGACGAGGCTTCCGGTATACCAGCACCGATATATTCCGTATCGGAAGGATTCTTTTCCGAACCCACGAAAAATCGTTACTGGTTTACTTTCTCTAATCCACGCAGGAACTCAGGACCTTTCTACGATTCCTTTCACTCTAAACGCAAGTTCTGGAAAACCGAACAAATAGACTCACGCACGGTCGAGGGTACGGACAAAGAACTCTTTCAACGCATGATCGAACAATATGGCGAAGATTCTACTGTTGCCAGGGTCGAAGTTATGGGCGAGTTTCCGTCCGCAGACGATGATACTGTCATACCTATGGAACTTGTTCGCACAGCCATGGGCAGAGATGTGGCCCTTACCGCATCTGAACCTATTTTATGGGGATTAGATGTTGCAAGATTTGGTGGTGATAATTCTGCTCTGTGCGTACGCCAGGGAAATACTGTTTTTGAAATTATTACTTTTCCGTCCATGGATTTAATGCAATTGTGCGGAGCGGTAAAAAATCGTTACGATGATGCTACTGTGATGGAACGCCCACAAGAAATATTGGTTGATGTGATTGGTTTAGGATCCGGGGTGGTTGATAGGTTGCGTGAGCAAAACCTTCCCGTGCGTGGCGTAAATGTTGCAGAGGCACCGAGTACCAAAAAAAATTATTTGAACCTTCGTGCGGAACTTTGGTTTGCAGTTAAAGACTGGTTGGCCCAAAGAGATTGTCGTTTACCAGAGGATGATGAATTAGCATCCGAACTTGCATCACCACAATACAAATATACTTCTAGCGGAAAAGTAAAAATAGAATCAAAAGATGAAATGCGAAAGCGTGGCATAAAATCTCCGGACAAAGCAGATGCACTTGCATTAACCATGGCAAGTTCGGCTGCAAGTTTTAGTGGAAGCGAGAGTGTTTTCGGTTATAATTTCAAAAAACCTTTAAAATCTCGAATCATACGAGTGGGATAAAAAATGCAGTTGGAAGAATTAATGCAAACTCTTAACTATGCCAAGAAAGGTAGAGGTAGAGATTTTTTAATTCAACAACGCATGAAAAATCTAGATCCTATGAATTTACAGAACATGAATGTTTTGCAAAAACAAAAAGGATTGCCATTTGTTGATAGAGTTTTAGAACCAAGTAAATATCCCATTCCATCATTGCTTGATGAAGGCAAGATGCAAACACATCTCATGTCAGCAGAACAAGATGATGAGGGTAACTGGTTTGTATTTCCAAATGTTATAATGCAAAAAGGTAAATATAGAAAGTTTAAAACTGTTAATGCGGCAATGAAAAATGCCAAAAAAACAGGCAACCTTATTTCTTTTGGTAAAGGAGAAAATGCAAAGCAAAAAGCATTAAATTTTTCCGCTAATTATAAACCCGAAGAATTTAAAGAATTTTATAAGGGCATACAAGAAAAAACAGGCGGACTGTTAAACTAGGTAAAATAAATGGCAAAAGATTACGAAGACAAAATGGACAATATGGTCAGCGAAGAAACTGACATGGAACATCTTGCTGGTGTTATTAAATCAGAGATGGATGATGCAAAAGATTTCATTCATCAAGTAGGTGCAGAACGAGCAGAATCTACAGAATATTACTTAGG